ACAAATCGCACTAGCAAAAGAAATCTTACAAGTTAAGAACCGCAGAGAACGCTCATTGAAACTAGGAGAAATCCTAGACCGTGAAAAGTTATCGTCAGATGATATGTACGCATTGTACAATACGCTACTGACAGCCATCAGAGTTTACGGCGACGTCATTGGATTTGATGACAAAGATTTTCAAGAAATGGCTCTTACAATCTTAGTTCTCGAAAAGGTTGAAGAAGCTAAACAAGCTAGGGTAGCGTAGAGGGGTGCGATTCCTCTCCTAGCTATTGCTCTAAGAGCAAAAAAGAGAGAAAGGAGAATGGAATGAGACCAAGACGATATCCGTATAGTTTCAAACCAAATCTGATGAACATTTTAGATAGTCGCTTCTATACACGGCTAATTGTTGAAACAGAGGATGGAGCGAAAAAAATAGCAGAAGTCACACTAGATGATGTAACCGCTGCTACAGGATATGTTGTAAGGCTAAGACCAAATTATGACTAGCCTTTAGGAGGGAGGAATGAAATGATTCACCATTATATTACAAAGTATAAAGAAAATGGGCGATGCTATGCAGAAGCATGGTTTCAAATTGATATTTTCGGAAAAAGTTTTTGCTTATCAAAAAAACGCATCTGTTTAGATGCGTAGAGTGATTAGATTATTGTTTAATCCAACCATTACCTGGTTTTTGAGTTGGTGGTAATCTGTCGCCTTTATCGATATGAACGACACGACCACCAGGCACATTACCGCCACGAGGACCTTTTTCGACATAAGTTCCTGCAGGCTGATTGTCTGTTCCAGGTTTTATTGGAGTATTTGCCATACTATCTTCTCCTTTCCGTTGGAATTTTGACTAAAACGTGAGAGGTCTTAGTCAAGAATGATTATAACATAGATAGCAGAAAAACACAACATATTGTAATTAAATATATTTGTTTAACAACATATAGTGTTTTCGGGAGGTGTAACATGTGGGAACAATTAAACAGAATTATGCAGGAAAGAAATCTGAACGGACATCAGTTATCTAAGATGGCTGGAGTTAATCGAAGTTTCTTTTCTGACTTGAAAAGCGGAAAGGTAAAATACCTTTCTTGGCCTAATATATGCAAAATCGCTGATGCACTGGAAGTCAGCTTGGATGAATTTAGATAAGGAGGTGGGAATGTGCAGAAAATGACATTAAGAGCAATAAGAACAAATTATAACTTATCTGCAAAAGAAGTTGCAAATAAACTGAACATTCATCAACAAACACTGTTGAAGTATGAGCATGATAGTTCAAAAATTCCAATGGATCTTTTAGACAAACTTGCTCGACTATACAATGTCGAAAAGGATTTTATTTTTTTAGGCAAAAAATACGAATTAAATCATAGTCTGGGAGAAGTATGAATGAACAAGCGAGAGTTACAGAAAGGGGCTTAAATATGAGGTATGCAGTACATAATCAGGAATACCAACGAGAACTACACTCAACTGAACAACCACTCAGCTCAAAACTCAAATCTGAGCTTACAAGCTAAAGGGTTGCTATTGGTACTGATGTCTAATAAGGATACATGGCGCCCTTACATTGATGAGCTTTCTAAACGCTCCAGGAATGGTCGTGACGCTCACAGGGCAGCTTTTGATGAGCTAAAAGAGGCTGGTTATATTCGTATCTATCGCAAGAGCTTTGGTCGTGGTAAAGGTATTCAGAATTTTCCTTTAGTTCAAGATGTACCAATTTCAGATAGTTATTGGGAGTATTGGGTAAGCAATCTTGAAAAAGAGTTATCCACAGAACAGTAAAAGGGTTCATTTACAACTTACTGATTTTACAAAGTTGAAAAGTTCAAAAGTTGAATTTTACAAAGTTGAAAAGTTCAAAAGTTGAAAAATCCGACACTAATAATAACTAATAAATAATAATAACTAATTTAATAATAATCTAAGCCTAACGGCACTAACTTAGTAATAAATACTAACCCACAACAAACTACTACTTATCTAAATAAATAAAAGAGAGGGTAGAAAAAATAAATACAAAGGAGAAAGAAATGAGACCAAGACGATATCCGTATAGTGGGAAAAGAAAAAAGCCTATCAATTTTCAGATAGACTTAGAAAAAATCAAGCGTCTTAGCTATGAAGCCATTCATGATACTTCTCAAGTAACTCAATAGTAGTTATTGCAGAAGTTAAACTACTGACCATCCCAAGTTGCAATCCGTCTGTATGGTCAATCTGTTTAGTAGCTTCATTAGCTTTAGCAGCAATAGCTTGCATATCTTCAGCTGTTAAAGATCCTCGAAATTCTTTAAAGGATTTCATAAAATCACCTCCTTTCTGCTTACATTATAGCAGAAAAAGAGGGAAGGATAAGAAGATTGAGTAGAATAAAAAAGCACCTGACGGAAATCAGGCGCACACTTAAATTATTAAAACCATTATATCACAAAAATGCTTGCCCGCATAGTTGAGAGGATGTAAAAAAATGGAAGGTATAACGCTACAATTACGATTGGACGGCGAAAGTGCTGAATTGTTCACGAATCAATTATTAGCCTTTGCTGAAAAGCAGGTCAAGGAGCAGTTAGAGAATGATCGCATGCCAATCAATCAACAAGCTTTGATGAAGAAGTTTGGCTTCACTCATGGCTATATCAAAAAGTTAGAACGTAAAGGATTAAGATTTCGTAAGCAAGGAAAAGATATTATGTATGATGTCAATGATGTTTATGAAATTTTGGAATTAGAAAAAGAAGTACGAAAATTAAGAGCATAAGGAGATAAAAATGTTTGAACCACCGATTTTAGACCAGTTAATGGGTGTTGGAGCCTTGCTGATTGGATTTGCAGGGGCTTGCCGTCATATCAAATTGCAAGAGGAGCGTAAGGAAAAAGAAAGACGAGAAGAGCAAGAATTTGCATCTATGATTATCCAAGGCTATAACCATGCATACGAACGTGGTAGAGAGGCAGAACGCCAACAAATCCGCAAGAATATCCGTCGTCCATTTCCTGGATTTACCTATGACAACGAACCGCCTGTAGGTTTGCGCCCGGAACCTCTGGCATTACCAGAGCCACGGAGAGCACGACATGCAAATCGTATGGGATAGACAAGCGTGGGATTTGTCCACTTGCAAGCGTAGAGAGAAGATGCGTGACCTAGAAATGATGGCACATATGCAACATGAAATCGATGATCTCAAGAAACAATTGCAACAGGAACAATCTTTAAGAAAAAGATTAGAAGCAGAAAATTTCCAATTAAAACTAAGGAGAAAATAATGAACAGAAAATATAAAACCAAAGGAACACAAGAACCAACACCACGTATCAGAGTAGCTCGCGAACACTATGAGCGTATTATAGACCTCGCGGATGAGTGTGATATGAAATTGATTGACGTTTTAAACCAGCTACTTGATTTCGCTCTTGAATATGCGGAAGTTGAAGAGATTCAAATCCCTGTCAAATCTTTAAGAGTTGGAGGAGAAAAAGATGGTAACGATTAATAAACTAGAAATCGAAAACGTCAAACGTGTTAAAGCGGTCAAATTAGAGCCGTCAGCGACTGGTTTGACAATCGTAGGTGGAAATAACAACCAAGGTAAAACAAGCGTATTAGATGCGATTGCTTGGGCGCTAGGTGGTAATAAGTACAAGCCTAGCCAAGCTCAGAGAGAAGGCAGTACAATCCCGCCTAGCCTAAAAATCACGCTATCAAACGGCCTGATTGTGGAGCGTAGCGGAAAGAATAGCACTCTCAAAGTCATTGACCCAAGTGGCAACAAGGCTGGTCAAAACTTGCTTGATAGCTTTGTGGAAGAACTGGCTATCAACTTACCAAAATTCATGGAGCAGACCAGCAAAGAGAAGGCTAAAACTCTGTTGCAGATTATCGGAGTTGGTCCACAATTGGTTGAACTGGAAATGCAAGAAAAGGCCAAGTATGACGAGCGCCACGCAATCGGTGTGATTGCTGACCAAAAGGAGAAGTTCCCAAAAGAACAACCTTACTACCCTGACGCACCTAAAGAATTAGTCTCTATCTCTGAGCTTATCCAACAACAACAGGATATCCTTGCTAAGAATGGCGAAAATGCTCGCAAACGTCAGAACTTAGACAAAATCAAGACCGATTATGAATTCGCGAGCGCTGATGTTCAACGACTTGAGAGAGATCTAGAAGAAGCACGACTCAAAGAACAAGCTCTTTGGAAAGATTACGAGATTGCCCAGAAAGATGCGCAAGATCTGATTGACGAATCCACTCAAGAGATTGAAGACAGTATCGCGAATATTGAGCAGATTAATCTTAAAGTCCGAGCGAATCTTGACAAAGATAAAGCAGAAGAAGATGCCAAGGGTTATCGTGAACAGTATAAGGAACTTGATAATGTGATTGCTGACATCCGCAAGCAGAAAACAGACCTGCTTACTAATGCAGATTTGCCGTTGCCTGGTTTGTCCGTGGATGATGGCGAATTGCTCTACCTTGGCCAGCGCTGGGATAACATGTCTGGTAGCCAACAACTGCAAGTAGCAACTGCAATCGTGCGTAAATTGAAGCCAGAGTGTGGATTCGTACTAATTGATAAGCTGGAGCAGATGGATCAGTTGACTCTACAAGAATTTGGTTCATGGCTTGAGCAAGAAGGTTTGCAAGCAATTGCGACTCGTGTATCAACAGGAGATGAATGTAGCATCCTGATTGAAGACGGGTATAGCGTTAAGCCAGAGGTGGTACAAGCGCCCCAAACATGGCAAGGTGGATTTTAAAAATTAAAGGAGAACAATCATGAAACAACAAAAAACTTTTATCGTATTACGTGACAAAAAAACTGGATATTTTTTATCAGATTATAAAAATCGGACAGGTCGTCTAGCTTATGAAGCGAGCTGGGTAGAATGTGTAAACGATGCTTTGATTATTCCAGAAGATCACTTGATTAAAGAAGAAAATATTTACACAGGAATGGCTCATGTTTTTGAAGCCGAGTTAATTCGTGTAAAAGCTGAATTCTTAATTGAAACATTAGACGAAAAAGAACCTAACGAACCACTTCAGAATGTTGATGATATCAATAAAGAAAAATTTTTACGCTCGCTGGTAGAAGGAATTTTTGGAGGTGAATAATGCAAATCACAAGAGGGAAACGAGCGCGAGCTCAAAAGGTAGTTATCTACGGCCCTGAAGGAATTGGGAAATCCACGTTTGCTGCTGAATTTCCAAATGCTGTCTTCATCGATACGGAAGGTTCGACAGACAACATGGATGTGGCACGACTCGACAAGCCGACCAGCTGGACCATGCTCATCAATGAGATTGCTTTTATCAAAGCAAATCCGACTGAATGTGGAACGCTTGTCATTGACACAATTGACTGGGCGGAATCCATGGCAGTTAATTACATCTGTTCGCAACATGGTAAGCAAGGGATTGAGGATTTTGGCTGGGGCAAGGGGTACACCTTTGTTCAGGAAGAAATGGGGCGTTTCTTAAATAGTCTGTCTGACTTGGTTGATATGGGCATCAACGTAGTATTGACTGCGCACGCTCAGATTAAGAAATTTGAACAACCGGACGAAATGGGGTCTTATGACAGATATGAACTCAAGCTTGGTAAGAAGACGAGTTCTCAGACAGCGCCACTTGTAAAAGAATGGGCAGACATGGTTCTATTTGCCAATTACAAGACCTTGGTCATGACGACTGATAATGGCAAGAAGAAGGCTCAAGGCGGTGAGCGTGTGATGTATACCAATCATCGCCCAGCGTGGGATGCCAAGAACCGACATGGATTACCTGACGAAATGCCATTTCATTACGCTGGAATCGCTCATATCTTTGCGAGTCAGCAAACGCAACCTATTCCACAAAAAACTCCAGTAGCTCCAGCACCTCAGCAGACTGTACAACAAACCCCTGAGCAAGTTCAAGAAGAATTGCCTCTCGATATGTCGCAGGTAGCTGAAAAACCTCAAAATGAAGCTCCTAGCACGCCACAGACAACGCCTACACAATATCACACGAACTTGCCAAAGAGTTTAACAGACCTCATGGTGCAAGGAAATGTGACGGAAGAAGAACTCCAAAAAGTCGCCTATATTCGTGGACATTTTCCGCTAGGGACTCCTATTGAAAGTTTCCCGACTGACTACTGGGATATGATTGTCGCTCATTGGCAAGCAACTGTGGAAGTTATTGAAAACCAAGTTAGAAAAGAACCAGAATTACCCTTCACGGTGTAGATTTTGGGAATTAGAAATCATAGCAAGATATAACAAGAGGTATCTATGAAAGATAAAACAATTAAAATCGATTTATCAAAAATCGCCAATACAGCCTTACAAGAGAAGGTTGATAAAGAGTTAGAAAAAGTTCTTGATAACATCCTGGATCCAAATACGGAAGCTAAGGCTACTCGTAAGGTCACTATTACGCTGACGATGTCAACAGATGATGAACGTACAGTTGTTAAGACAGGCATGGAAGTCAAATCTACCCTAGCGCCACAAAAAGGCGTTGCAACAACTGTCATTGTCGGTCGCGACGACACTGGTAAAATTCACGCAAATGAGCTCAAGAGCGGCATCCCTGGTCAGACTTACTTTGATGACAACGGAGATATGCGGACCGATACTGGCGATCTCATCGAAAAAGTGGAACAACAGGAAAAATCTAAAATCATTGATTACAATCAAAAGAAAGCAGGTAACTAACCATGACAGAAAATATTAAAGATGCATTATCATACGCAGTCGAACTAGCGGGTAAAGAAAACAAAATCATTCGTTCAGAGACAGGGAAGGAATATTTTGACAACAATGAATATGACTTACAGGAACTTAACCCTCGTAAGTACGCCCCTATCCTTGAGCTTCAGACACTCAAAAGTCTTGTTGACTATCTCAAATCAGATAACGATTTCATCAGTGATCGTAAACTTGTAGTTGTCGTGGACAGTTTCCAAAAAGTATCTGTATATGATCAAGTTGATTTTGAAAATGGCAAACGTCCTCAGCTCGTGTCTGTAAAAGCAACCGTTCCAGTTATTCCTTTTAGCAATTGGCGCGACCAAGAAGAATTCAATATTATGCTGCAGTCTATGTTTATCGATGATGCAGACCGTAATTTGGTTTTGGATTTTGCTAGCCATTTGAAAATCGAAAAAGGTGCAGAAGTACAGGACAATGGCATCAGCCAAATGGCTACGGTTCGCGATGGTGTAGCAAGCCTAGCACAAGCTAAAACTCCAAATCCAGTAACCTTGCGACCCTATCGTACTTTCAATGAAGTAGAACAACCTGCTAGTCAATTCGTCTTCCGCATCAACAAATTGGCGAGCCTTGCGCTCTTTGAAGCAGATGGGGGCAAATGGAAATTAGAAGCCGTCGAAAGCATCGCAAATTATTTAAAAAATGAACTTGCTAGCAACAAAAAAATTACTATTTTAGCTTAAAGGAGAAATCAACATGACACAACAATACAATAACTTTGATCACGAAATTGGTTGGGAAGACACGATTGAAAAAGACTCGGATTTCGTCCTTTTACCTGACGGATTGTACCACTTTACAGTCGTTGGCATGGAGCGTACACGCCACACACCGAATCCGCAAAATCCAGGAAAATTACCAGCATGTAACAAGGCTATCGTCAGCATCAAGATTGTAGCTAACGAAGGCGAAACAGAATTGCGTCACAACCTATTTTTGCATAGTTCAACCGAAGGAATGCTATCTGCTTTCTTTGCAGCTATCGGCCAAAAGAAAAAAGGCGAACCGCTTCGTATGAACTGGAATACCATTATCGGTGCAACTGGTGTATGTAAGGTCGGTACTCGACAATACAATAACAACAATTATAACGAAGTCAAATCTATGCTCTATCCTGAAGATGTTGATTACACAAAAGTGTTGAACCAACAACCAGGACAAGCTGCACAACCAGCACAACCAGCCTACCAACAACCACAACAGCAAAACTTTGCGCAACAACCACAAGCTGGATACCAAGCTGGTCAATTCTAGGAGGTAAGAGATGCAATTAAGACCTTACCAACAGGAAGCACGGGAAGCTGTTCAAGCTGAATGGGCTAAAGGTCGCAAGCGCACGCTCTTAGTATTGCCAACAGGATGCGGGAAGACGATAGTCTTTTCCAAAATCATAGAAGACCAAGTGAAAGAGGGCAAGCGTGTGCTTGTCCTTGCTCATAGGTCGGAGCTTTTAGAGCAGGCTAGCGACAAGCTCAAGACTACAACAGGACTCGGCACAGCGCTAGAGAAAGCCGAAAACACTTCTATCGGCTCATGGTATCGGGTTGTCGTTGGATCAGTCCAAACCATGCAGAGAGAGAAGCGACTTAGTCAATTCCCTCCCGATTGGTTCGATACAATTGTAGTCGACGAAGCCCATCACGCCATTTCAGATGGTTATCAGCGCGTCCTTGGCTACTTCGAGCAGTCTGACGTCCTCGGGGTAACAGCAACCCCTGACCGTGGAGATATGAAGAATCTCGGTTCTTACTTCGACAGCTTAGCTTATGAATACTCGCTAGTACAGGCCATTAAAGAAGGTTACTTATCCAAAATTAAAGCCCTGACAATTCCGCTCAGCTTGGATTTATCAAACGTCAGTATGTCAGCTGGCGATTTCAAAGCGAGCGATGTCGGAACGGCACTGGATCCATACCTGGAACAGATAGCGGACGAAATGGTCAAGCAATGTGCAGACCGCAAGACAGTCGTATTCTTGCCTTTGGTAAAAACCTCGCAGAAGTTTCGAGATATTCTAAACGCAAAAGGTTTTCGCGCTGCTGAGGTAAATGGAGAGTCCAAGGACCGTGCCGAAGTCTTAGAAGACTTCGAGAATGACCGCTACAACGTGCTCTGTAACTCTATGCTCTTAACAGAGGGCTGGGATTGCCCATCAGTAGACTGCGTAGTAGTTCTAAGACCTACCAAAGTACGAGCGCTCTATTCTCAAATGGTGGGGCGTGGTACTCGCTTGCATCCAGGCAAGGAAGAATTACTCTTGCTAGACTTCCTCTGGCATACTGAACGACACGAACTATGCCGGCCAGCACACTTGATCTGCGAGACACCAGAAGTCGCTCAAAAAATGGTCGAGAATATGGAAGAACAGACAGGTGTCATGCTTGATCTTGAAGATATGGAAGTGAAGGCAGCAGAAGACGTAGTAGCTCAGCGCGAAGAAGCTTTGGCCAAACAATTGGAAGAAATGCGCAAACGCAAGCGCAAGCTAGTCGATCCGTTGCAATTCGAAATGTCTATCCACGCTGAAGACTTGTCGAACTACGTGCCCAATTTCGGATGGGAGATGGCGCCTGCTAGTGATAAGCAAATTAAAGCACTTGAGAAATACGGCATACTTCCTGACGAAATCGGCAACGCTGGAAAGGCTGCTTTATATTTAGACAGATTGCACAAGCGACAAGCGGAAGGTTTGACCACACCAAAGCAGATTCGATTCTTGGAAGGTCGTGGCTTCAAGGATGTTGGTATGTGGCAATTTGACCACGCTAGAAATATGATTGATCGTATCGCTGCAAACGGTTGGCGATTACCGGCAGGCGTGCGACCAGCTGAATATGTACCGGGGTGATGTATGAAATCTCTTTTACGATATCCAGGTAGCAAGTGGAATCTTGCTGGTAGGATAGTAGAACTATTACCTGAACACAAAACCTACCTAGAACCCTACTTTGGTAGTGGTGCGGTACTATTTACCAAGCAGCATAGCGCGATTGAGACAGTCAACGATCTAAATGATGATGTAGTCAATCTTTTTCAGGTGATACAACAGGAACCTGAGGCGCTGGCCGAAAAAATCTTTCTGACTCCTTACAGTCGAAGGATTTATGACAATGCTTGGGAAGTTCGGTCAGAGAATGAGATTGATAAAGCTCTGAATTTCGTCATACGTTCTGTTATGAGCCACGGCTTTCGAAATATTGAAAAATCTGGTTGGAAAATGGATATTAACGGCAGAGAACGAGCTTACGCAGTCAAACATTGGAATGATCTGCCAGAGTTAATCCAAGAAATGACATTGCGATTAAAGCAGGTTCAGATTGAATGTCGGCCAGCCATCGAACTGATAGAGAAATACAGTCGGGAAGATGTCTGTATGTATGTAGACCCTCCCTACGTTCTCAGTACGAGGACGAGAAAACAATATTCGGTAGAAATGGATGATCGTGACCACGAAGAGTTGTTAGAGGTTTTGAATCAATCCAAGGCCAATATTCTTCTGAGCGGATATGATAGTGACTTGTATAATAAACGCTTGGCGAATTGGGAAAGGGTGGAGTTCTCGGCGACTGCAGAGAAAGGACTACCGAGAACGGAAGTTCTTTGGATGAACTATCAACCAAAGAAGCAATTATTATTATTTTAAAGGAGAAAACAGTGGCAGAGAATGATTTTAATTTGTTGCCGTTGCTGGATTACATCAATCCTGCCACGGTAGACTACCAGACATGGGTAAATGTGGGCATGGCCTTGAAGCACGAGGGGTATACGGCATCCGATTGGGACAACTGGTCCCAAAACGATAGCCGGTACAAGAAATTCGAGTGTTTCAAGAAATGGGATACTTTCAACGAAGAAGCAGGAACAATCGTGACGGGTGCGAC